TCCAACCCAGAAAAATCAATACCACAAAACACCATACTGGCAGGAGAATAAAATAGAGACCTAAATTCTGTACCATATTCTTTACCTGTTGCCACACATTGTGCCAAGTTTGGTTTGAAGTGAGTACACCTGCCAGTGTTCGCACCATTCGTAATAATTTGTCCATGAATTTTTCCTTTTTTAGTTAGTTTTAAATATGCTTGGTCACCTTCACTTAATTGTGAAAGTCTTTTCTGTACCATTAAATAATCAGAAATTATTTTAGCTTCAGGAAACTTTAATGAATTTAATATTCTTTCATTTACTTCTGCTTTTCCTGTTGCTGTAAAGTCTTTAGGCTTCCAACCTAATCCTTTTAATCTAAATGCTATTTGGTCTCTTGAGTTTGGATTAAATGTTTCAATAACAAATTGTTCTTTTGGAACTCCTGCTTTAATCCCTTTTTTTCTATTATCCCTTTTGTAAGTTTTAAAACCTATAGATTTATTTATTGGCGAAAAGACTAGAGCAAGTTTGTCTTCCAACTCTAGTCTTCTCTTTATCAGGATAGATAAAAGGACTTCAGCAAGTCTCTCATCAAATGGAACTCCATGTTCTACTTGTTTATTAATCCATACAGCAAAATCATGTTCTAATTTAATTGCTTCAGGTGAATATTTAGCTTCTACAATTAATAAGAATAATTTATGAGTTACTTCAACATCAAGTTCACAGTAGTCCTGCATCTCCCTTGTCCAAATATCAAAAGTATTATTCTCTTTAAAGTCTCCCTTACGTAAACCAACTCGATAGCCCCAACTTTCTAATGAGTGCTTACCTATTAGTTTTGGTGGTACTTCTTTAAGTTTAAAGTCTAGTTCTTGTCTATTAGTCCATATTAACCTTGAACATAATAACGTATCAAAAACAGCACCCCTGTATTCATAGTTAAATACCTTCTTAATTGCAGGTATATCGAAGCCAGTAATGTTATGACCAATTAAAAGAGTAGCTTTCTTTAGTAACTCTAGAGCATCTTCAAGATTGTCAGGATTATATGAATATACAGTATTTGTATCAATATCCTTAAAGACAATGCAGTGAATTTTATCTAACGTATCAAGGAAACCATTGGTCTCCACATCTATTATAAGTTTCATTATTGTATCAAGTGGACTGTTATTCTTTTTGTGCTTGGAAGTATGTGTCCGACATTCTCCAATGCTTTTTTAATTACTGCTTGTGCTTCAACATCACCACACATTATTACTGGGTGGACATTTTCAAATTTGATTGCATTATAAATTGCAGTCATAATTGTTCTGCATGTTTGAAAAATTAATTGTTGGTTATTAATATCAAGTTCAATGTAATCAGGCTTATCAACTAGAAAACCTAAAATGAATTTAGTAAGAAGTGCATCATTCATCAAAGTTACCTTCAACTAATCTTCCAGTATCTTTGTTATAAATTAATGTAGTTGCAATTCCTGTGTCACCAGAAAATCTATTTTTTAAAACTCTACAAGTTAAAACATTTGCTTCAGTTTCAGATTGTTGATTTCTTTCAAAACCTAATACTGCATCTGATAATTGTCCTAATGAAGCTGAACCTCTTAAATGAGATAGTGAAGTATGTGTTCCTTCTTCATGTCCTTTACCTTCTGGTCTTTTTAAATGAGATACAACAAACATAGCAATATTTAATTCTTCAACTAATTGTCGTAGTTGCGTCATTGTATTATCAATAAGTCTTCTTTCATCACCTTCAGCTAATCCTGAAATAACTATTGAGATATGGTCTAGGAAAATAACTTTGCAGTCTAACCCTTTTACCATGTATCTAATTTTATTTAGTAAGTCGTCTGATGAAGCTGAACCCCAATGGTCGTAAAAACAAATATAATCTTTTATTTTATTCCACTCTTTTAAAATTTCTTCTTCAGGAATATTTTTTCTAACTTCAGGAATGTGCATTAGTTTATTTAAACCAACTGAAACAATTCCTCTTATACTTCGCTTAACACTTTCTTCTAAAGCAATGTATCCAACCTTGTGTTTATTTTTAACAAGGTCATAAGCAATTTCTCTACAGACTTGCGACTTACCTGCACCTGAACCTGCACATAATAAATTTAATTCACCTAATCTAATTCCACTTAACTTTTCATTTAAACCATTCCAGTGGTAAGGAATAGTTTCTGCATAAACATCATTTAATAATAATTCTTTTGTTTCGCTACCTTCAATAATACCTTGAGGTGTGAATGCTTTAGCTTCAAAGATTGCATCAACTATTTTAGTTTTCTTACCTGCTTGTAATAATTCGTTAGCATCTTTGCCTTGTAGTTTAGAAATAAATACTTTTTTAACTGGTAATAAAGATGCACATTCAAGAGAAGCCTTATTCCCTGCAATATCATTATCAAACATCAATATGATTTTTTCGAATTTAGAAATCCATTCCAATTCTCTTTTGATGTATTTTTTTGCAGATGCTGTACCTGAAGGAATAGAAACCACAGGATATTTATTAGAATTAACTAATGAAACTGACATTGCATCGATTTCACCTTCAGTAATGACTAAAGAACGACCACCATCTCTCCATAGGTTCTGACCAAATAAAGTAATCTTATCTGTATCGCCAATCCATTTAAAAGACTTGTCTGCAAACCTTAATTTCTGTGCAACTTTTTCATAGTTTTTGTCATAGTAATTTGCAATATGGCAAGGTCTTCCATTGTGTTCACCTTGTTCATAATTAAAAACTCTACATGTTTCTTCGTTTATCCCTCTCTTATTAAGAGGTTCTATCTGTCCTGTAATCATATCTGTAAATTTTTTTTCTTTAGTTATTTCTGGTAAGTCGCCATTAGTTCTCTGGTGCTTATGGCAACCGAAACAATAAGTATGGTTCTCGTAATTAGCGAGATTGTCTCGGCTACCACAATTTTCACAAGGAGAGTGAAAGAGAAATTTGTCTTCAGTCTTGTGGTACATTGTCCACTAACTCCTGAAGGTCGTTATCGTCTGTCAGTCCATCTTGGAATTTGTATCCACGAATGTTTTCATTGAGTAAATATTCTCTGATGTTTATGTTTGGACAAGATTTGTTTTCGTCTAATTCATAATGTCCAACTATTCTTGCTTTTGGATATTTAATAACTAATTCTTCTAGAACTTTTTTTAAACTTTCAAATTGTTCACTAGTAAAATTGTCCTCTGGTGCTTTCCAATTATCTTCTTCTGCTCCACCAACTAAACATAATCCGTATGATGTATGATTGTATCCATGTACATGTGCTTGAACATCATCATCTGCTCGACCTTGTTCAACATCACCATTTCTTCTAATTACTTTTCCGTAACCAATTTTTAGCCACCCATTCTGCCTGTGCCACACGTCAATTTCTTTAGCACCAATATCTTGTGATGGTCTAGTTTGACTACAGTGAATTACGATGTAAGTTGTTTCTTGTCTTGCCATTTTTCTTTATCCTTAATTTCCTTCAACCATTCTTTAGGGAAGGTTTCTTTTGTTGATTGAATACAGTGAAATTTAAATCCAAATAAATCACACCAATGTCCGTATGTCGTTTTTGATTTCTTACCAATTTTGGTTCTTGAGTTTGAAAAGATAAATCTAATATCCATTTTAGGATTTTGATTTTTAACCATTTTCATTTTCTTTCTATCGGCACTATTAAAAGCACCTTTAGTCTCAATTATTATTGTGGGGAAAACAAAGTCTGGTGTGTACGTTCTTTTTTGTTCAGGTTGGAAGTAAGTTATTTTTAAACCTTCATATTTAAATGAGCAGTTATTCTCAATTAAATGGTTATAAACAACTTCTTCCAGTCCTGATTTAAGAACTACTTTATCAGAAATCTTTACTCTCTTGAACTTCTGTCGGTATTTCATTTTGACTTTCGGATTTAGCTTCGTAACCATCTTCTTTATCAAAGAGGTTCATTTGTTTGCCTTCGACAAGTTCAATTACTTGGACAGCTTTTATTCTTGCTGTAATTCCTGCACCAAGCATTGGTGTGAAATATGGAACAAGTGAATAAGCAATCTTCATTTTTGAACCACCAAATATCAATATTGAATTATCGATAGGATTATTCTTGGCATCAAAAAGTGCAGGTCTTTGAGAAAACTTTTCTTTAGTTTTAAAGTTAGTACCTGTGGCTTTTAGTTTGTATTTGAAGAAGACATAATCGCCTTCCTCTGTATAAGGAATGGGAGCAGACTGTATTGTCTTACCCTTATTCTCTTTTTCAGCTTTTATAAGACTGTCATCTATTGCTTGTTTGTACTCACCAAGCATTTTTGATGCGTCTGATTTATTCACCTTTAAAGTGACCTTATACTCACCTGCTTCGCTAAATTTAACGTCAGGTTTATTTAAGTGTGGGTAAATTGCTTCACCCAAAGCACTAATTTTGGCATCGTTCATATTTGTACTCCTTTTAGTTTGAGGTTTATGTTGCCATAAGTGGCACCCAATCAACCACTAGTGCATAGGTTAGATACAAAAGAAAACAGACTGTTTTACCAAGTCCAAATCCAAGTTTCCTTTAGCAGGAAGGTTGGGAAATTTAGCTTGGTTCTTATTTGAGCACATAGCTTTCATCTCTACAGCGAATTTTAACAAAACATCATTTTTATAAATCTCACAAAATGCTTCTCTTATGGATTTACTTAATACTGCTGTGTCTGGTGCTACTGAACCAAAACTATCATGGATTAAACTAAAGTTAGTTACACCCTCTTTATGAGCTTTAACTACAGCAAGTTGCAATACACTTGCATCTAGACTGTGAATAAAGTTTGGACATATTGATTGTGCAGTTTTTCTTCTATCAATAACATCAGTGTCAGTTTGAATGGATAACTTTATTATGCTATCACCCATTTTAGTTTTAACTCTTTTACTTTCTTTTTTGTAACACATCATTTGAACTGGAAGTCCTAATGGAGTTGTCCAAGTAACAGGTAAGTTTTCAGAAGCAACTAATCTAGAAATATCTTTTAAGAATTTCATAATCTCTTTTGCTCCCAGTATTACTTCATTAGTACATTTCCACATAATAGGAGTTAAGAAATTTGATGCTTTAAACAAGTCTTCACCAAATTGATGTTGTATGTTTTTTTCATTAAATGCCTTCTCAACATGGTCATGTATATATCTTCTGCATGAGAACATTGTTAATGAGTAAGGTAAACACATCACAGGCTTCTTACATATCTTCCTATCAATTCCATAGTCGAGCCATAGTTTTGCCATTGGGTCTTTATTATCACGTAGTTTCATTGTTAGCTTTTGTGCAACTAATCCATAAACATCATTAGGTTTATTTGATGGAATAAGATTGGTAGCCTTACCACCTATCTCATCTCTCATCATTGCTGAATAATGTTGTAAGCCACTATTAGAACAATCAGATTGAATTGGTAATGTAGTTACAAAACTTGGGTCAAAATCAGTATTAGCAAAGTCTCTATACTCAAAACAAAATGCCAAGAAAGAGAATGGCTTATCTGCATCTGCCCAAAATGTATCTTCTAATGGAGCATTAGCTGTACTAATTATTTTTTCACTATTATCTATTACCCATTGTCTTCTTACAGCAAGTTCTTCTTTATCTGTTTCACCAAATAAATTAGCACCTGCAACTGCAAAACTATTAAATGCTTCATCAGTTCCCATAGGCTTTCCATATTTAAATTTAATTAAAGCTCTAGAGTAATCTGCTGACTGTGGAGACAACATACTTGGTACAGGATAAATCCTACCTCTAAAGTCTAATTGATATGGATAGAAAAATTCTTTCCTATCTTTCAATGTTGTTGCTTCAGCTACAAT